ATGGGAAGTCAAGCGTCTGCGCTCGGTCGTGCTGCGTGCCTACCAGCTGTCGGGCGACTTCAAGCGCCCTGCCGGCATCACGGGCAGTCTCTACGACGACTTCATGCAGACACTGCGGGAAGAGCCGTGTGTGACCGAGCGCGACCAGGACGTGCAGGAAATGATGGAGACGCCGGACAAGCTGCGCAAGGGAATGGCACCTCGCTAGAATGCAGTGGATCAAACAGTGAATCGGCCCGCACTCCCTAGTCCCCACGCACCGACGTTCGGCGGTACTGCTCCGCCCTGGCCAAAGTGCGGTAGAAGCCCACGCCCACCTCAACCAGCTTGTCGCACTCGTCCGGACTCAATCGAGGACTGATCTGAGCCAGACAGTCAGCGAATTCAGTCAACACATCTGCCCAGTCGTCAAAATTTCGATCCGTCCCATCCTGAACGATCATTTTTGCAAGTAGTTCGTCCCGTAGCATGGCTGTCGCCTCTCTTTTTCGAGCCGAAACGTCAGCAGCAATCGACATTCCCGATCACGCACCTTGACGCCGTTCGCGCCACACGATGGGACAAGTTCCATCACGGGCACCTGCAAGGCGGACAGACCTTCAGCGCGTGGCCCAAAAGTACAGAATAAACCTCGCCTGTAGTGCCGCAACACTATTGCAATCGGTTTCGCAGTTGCGCAATACTGACCATCCTGTCATCTACTTTTGGAGGACAGCAATGAACCGCGAGTACATCCAAAAGCTGGGGGCCGCCGCAGCCCGCAAAGGCCTGACGTTGTGGGACTGCCCGTACTATCGAGCGATGCAAATGCCCGGCCATACGGGCGAGTCGATAGCTGAATGGCGCAGTAAGGTCGAAGCCTGGGAAGCCGGCTGGACGGACGAATCCGATTCCTGGGCGCCTGCTGGCGACCGAGTTCGGTACGCGCCAAGGGACAAGTCGCGACACCACAACTGATGATGGATTAGCGCCCCGATTTGGGGCGCTTTTTATTGGGCCGCGAGGTGCGCACACGGCGGTGCGGTAGGCCGCACACGTCGAAACAGCCAACGCCGGGCCTGCCGGGTATTGTCAGGGTCTCGGATCGTTGCCAGGACGCGGAAGGCCACCGGCAGGACATCCGAACAAGCAACGCGGACGCATTGTCTCGTCTGACCGCGGCATGATGGTGTGCTGCTTCGAGGAGATCGACGGTCGGCGCCACTACCAAGGATGGTGGATTCAATGGATCGCGAATTACCCTCAACCGGTGGGCAGCGAAGGTAAAGATGTGGTAGTACCTACTTGACAGGCCGTGTATGATGTTCAATTGTGATTTGTTTCAACGTTTTAGCGACAAGGAGGAGCTATGTACGATGTGCTAAACGTCGCTGACGCAGTCCTCAAGATCGCGAAAGCGCAAGGTAAGACTCTCACCCCCATGCAGTTGATGAAGCTGGTGTACATCGCTCACGGCTGGAGTCTTGGCATACGCAACCAGGACCTCTTCGGAAATCGCATTGAGGCGTGGCAATACGGGCCCGTGATTCCCGACTTGTATCACGCGACCAAGCAGTTCGGAAGAAATGCGATCCCGCTCGACATGATCGGAAGTCCAGACGACATGCCGGTCAGTGCATCCGACCAAGAGTTTCTGGAAGACGTGTTCCGCAAGTACGGCCATCTAGACGGGGTCAAGTTGTCATACCTTACCCACCAAAGCGGCACGCCGTGGGATCAGGTGTATGAACCTGGACGCCAGAGGATAGAAATCCCTGACCATCTGATTCAGAGCCACTATATTGACCTCAACCGGGCACGACGGCACTCAGCCTAAATCGGACGTACCGCCTCCTGAGCTGCCGTCCACGCCTTCGTGGGCGGACACTCGCTCAGCCGTAAAAGAGGAAAAAGAGTGGTCTACGCTGGACAAAGTCCGCGAAAAGAACGACGTGAACTGGCTGTCTGTGTACGGCTGGGTCGTGATTGCGATAACCATAACCTTCACGGCAATTTTTTTGGCTAGCCTCGTCGCTTGGGCCTTGCATTACATCCTGCCACCCAAGTGGGTCTGGCTGACCGATGCCCAACTCAGCAAAATTCAGTCCATTCTGTTCAGCGGCGGGATGGGCGCGATTATTTCGTCGATCATAAAGCGTCAGCTTGACAAATTTGGTACGACAACAAAACCCTGACGCCTATCTCTCGCCAGTCAGGATTTCGAGCTCGCAGATATTCTCCCGTACCCTAAGGCTACGTAGCAAATTGCTTTTGCTCGCTCAGCCGGTTTATATTGCCAACGCCCCACCTTTATGGCAAAAACGAAAAGGGTAAGACCACATGTCTGAAAACACGAGCGAACAATCGGAACCCCTAAACTCCATCCCTGGAGATTGGCTACTTCAAGACTTTGTCGGCCTCATTAACAGTCTCAATCTTACTGTTGGCATTACATTGCAAGTTAGCGGGGTCACTGTGACAGGGCTTGCGATATCTGGCCCGACATATTTCCGTCTCTTGGGGGACATCGTGGCAGCAGGCGCCAAATCGGGCAACGTCTCTGCTGCGGCAGAGTCTATGCGCAAGTATTTCGCACGCCACGCTGAAATGTACGCCGCATCAGACGACGAAAATTCGGCTCATCCCACCCCTGGCTATATTCACGTGCAGGACGCGCTAATTCTGGGCTCCGATTGCCGGCCGATAACAAAACAAGGTGTCTTGTGGCGCGGACGATTGTCTGAGGTGAGCGGTTTCTCGATAGGGTCCTTCAGCATCGACTAGAGTTACTCGAAGCGTATCGTTCACCGTCGATTACTCTGATAATTTCCCCGGATTTCCGGTAATCGCATCGTACGTTCGTTCACACGTCAATCCGGCGAGTCGGGTCCGGTCTGCAAATGCCGCAAGCTCCGCAGCTCGGTCGCTAACCCGGCCGAGCATGTAGGCGAGCAAATCGGCGGCAGTGGCCCCTGCCGGGCTTCCGACGGCAGCGGCGGGATCTCGGGAGACTGCGGCGCGAGCCAGCGCGTTGGCGCGGACGTGCAGGCGGTCACGCTCAGAACGAGCGTTAGCAGCATCAGCAGCCGCAGCAGCGGCCTGTTTTTTGGCATCAGCACGAGCAATCTCCAAGGCGGCCATGCGCCGCCGTTCTTCATTTCTGACCGCCTCGACGGCGGCAACCGTAGCCTGGGCCTGGTCAGCGCGTTCCTGTGCGTGAGCGTTGCGCAGTTCCGCCAACTGCGCGGCGTAGCGCCAGCCCTGGGCAGTCCACGCCGCGCCGCTGGCCAGCGCCGATGCCGCCAGCGCCACCACGGCGTAACCCTTCCAACCCGCCAGCACCTGGCCCAACCTGGCGGCGACGGTCATGCCCGCCCCTCCCAGTCGCGCGGGATCTGGAAATGCGGCCCGTCCTTGAACGACTGCCAGTCGCCACCCCACTCCACCGGGACGCCCCGCTCGGCGGCGCAGGCTTTCACTACGCCGGCAAGGTCGGCGAAGGCCTGCCAGTCGTTCCAAGGGATCACGCCCCGCACCAGCGGCGCCAGGTCGACGGCGTGGCCGAGACCGTCAGCCTGCGGAAGGTGGTAGCTGTTCATCGTCTGACTGGCGCCCTTCGTGACGTACTCGCGCTGCTGCGCCAGAGTCCGGACGCCCTCCACCACGGTGAAATCCACGGCAGTACGCTGAATCGCCAGTTTGACGATTTCGGCAAGGTCGGGATGCACGCCGACCAGGCGCGCCAAGCTGCGCTGGGATAGATGGAATTGGCTCATTTCGGATCGCCTCCCAGCTTGAACGAGATCAGCCGGCGCGCCGCCAACTCCAGGACTTGCTCGCCCAGAATTCCCAGACCAGCCCCCGCGCCGATTACGACCGCCTGGGGCGCATCCGGGAAAGGAATGTAGATTAGGGCGGCCACCGTACCCAACGCGCTACCCAGGATCGTCCGGCCCAGCACCACCCTCCACGACAACTTCTCCTGACTCGTCAGCGCGCGCCCCACCGCGATCAGGGCCCCCATACCCGCTAGCCACGCAAGCGTCTTTTCAAAATCGTTCATCGCGTCTCCTATAGACGAAAAAACGCCCGCCGAAGCGGGCAAGGTGTGCAACGGGAATGAGAGGCGACGCACGCGTCGCCTCGCGGGGCTATCGCAATCTATCGAGTACGGGCACAAGAAAATCCGGGGGAGGCGGAGCCATGCCGGAAGGAAAGCCGTCTTGTTCCGGGAGATCCCGGAGCGCTTGGCGGTACGCCAGCAGCGTGGTGAACTGATCCACGCTAAGCGTTGTAGCTCTGCCGATGTCCACCTCATCGCGGTGTCGAACGATCATCCAATCGGTTTCATCCAATCTGGAATCTCGCAACAAGCGCATTGACGCGCGGCGCTGGGCATCGGTCAAAACGGCGTCCACTGTGACCAAGTGCCCGTCATCATCGACCATGATGGTCTGTCCAGACGAAAGAGAATCCAATAACTCGGAGTACCGTTCGGCGGTGATCGGCACTGCGTCTTCAGGTATAGCGTCGCCATGAATTTCGGCAGAGTAGAAACCGCGAGTAGTTAATGAATAGAAGTGCATATCAGAGTCCGATTGCCAGCCAGGCCAAATTTACGTTGCGGTCGACATAAGCATTAATACCTGTGAGAGCGGCCAAATCACACGACACTTGTCCCAGCACGTTGCCATTGGCT